ATGCATGGATTAGTAATAAAATCACCATATATAGATGATATCTTGTCTGGTAAAAAGAAGTTAGAACTTAGAGGTCAAAATACACATATTAGAGGTACAATAGTTCTCTTGAAAAGTGGCTCTGGACTAGCATTAGGTACTGTTGACATTGTCGATGTAAAGAAATTATCTTTAGATGAATATAATGAGTGGACTTATAGAAAAGATAACGGAAAACTACCGGCGGATAAGTTGCCATATAAAATAACTTACGCATATGTTTTGAAAAATCCAAATAAATATGATGTGCCTAAAAAATATAAACATCCTATGGGTGCTATTACATGGGTTAAATTACCTGAAAATTTTTAGCAAATACTTGTTTTTTTTGATATAATATCTGTAAAAAATGGATTTTTTCTGGTATACTGTATTTGATTATACTATTAGTATTAGGAGGTGCTTAAGTGTGAAAGATCCAATGAAAACGTGGAATATTATTGTTTCACAATTTGATTCACACAAAAATAAGCAAGAAGTAGATATACAGCATTTGTGGGAGAAACTTTTATCAGAAAAGTTTGGTTATTCTTCATTTGATGGAGAAATAATACCTCAGAAAAAAATCCCAATTGGCTCAAACACAAGAGCTTTAATACCAGATATAATTCTATGTAAAAATGGAAGAGAAGTATGTGCAGTAGAGCTAAAAACAGAAGAGACAAAATTAGTTAAAGCATATGAAAATCAATTATTTAGTTATTTAAAACAAGAAAAATTGAAATTTGGTATACTCATATGCGACCATATTTATTTGTATAGATATGATTATTTTAAAAATGATGATGAACAATTGAAAATTGAAATATCTTTTCAAAAAAATAATGAAGATGGCGAATTATTTGTAAACCAACTTGACCATGATTTATTTGATGAAACTAATTTTACCAGTTTTATTGAAAATAAAATTAACTTTTTAAATAATGTTAATGCAATAAAAAGAGATATTACAAATGAATTGATTACTGAAGAATTAAAAAAATATTTTAGTAATCAATACTCTCAGAAAGAAATAGATTATGCTTTTGATGGACTAAATTTTTCAATTGGTAATATCCATTCGGATTCCATTAAGTTAAAAGATACGAATCAGACCAACAAAGTTATTCAACCTACTGAAAATGATATTCCTGATTGGCTAGCGAAAGCTTTAATTACTGGTGGCAAAAGTCCATCATTAAAATTAATTGAATTTTTGAAAAAAAATAAAATTATCAGTCAAGATGCTGTATGTACTGTTGCAAAAATTAATAAAAACCAAAAAAATTATTGGGCTAACCCTGATACAGGTTATATTAATTTAAATTGGTATTTGATACTTAATGATAGCAATAAAAGAGAATTACATTTATTTTACATACCTGCTAATTCTTTAAGCTTATCCGATGTTAAAACAAGGAAAGATAAACCACAATATATAGATCTCGAAATTGATTATAAGAACCCAAATTATAAATGCAAAGTTTGCAAAGTTGAGTTTAAACAATATTTTTTCAAGACAATAAAGTACTAAAAAAAGGTTATCAAATTTATGATATTTTGATAACCTTTTTTATTAATCTATAAATAATTCTGGAATATTAAATTGGATGTCATTTAGTTCATCACGAATAGAATCTTTTGGACAATTAAGAATTGACCTTTTAATTTTATAGCTATCACCAATTCTACATAAATATTCGGGATGTTTTCTTATATAGTCTGATGTATCTCTGCTTAGACCATTCCTTTGAAAAAATATTGTCATTGGATTAGTTGAACCATATTCAACATATTCATACCAGTCATTTGTGAAAGGTTGATCATTATTTTTAATTTTTTTATATTCAGCTGAGAATCTTAAAAAGTAGTTTGCAATGCTAAACAAAATAACATTTTCAATTATTTGCAATGTATCACCAATGACATAATTTTTATGCTCTTGAGAGCCGTTATATAGAACTCTATTTCTATTAATATAAATTTCTTTACCATTATTGTGGTTTAAAGTATCTATTAATAGTAAATTTAAACCATAGCCATTCATCCATCTAGATAGAATAACAGCATAATAATCTATTTTATTACCATTTCCTAATGTTTCTTTTTCATATTTGTTCCATTTAAATATTTCTGACATTTGCCATAAAAACTCCCTTAGAGAATAATAATCAACCCTATTATCTATTAAATCTGGGTATTTAAGACCATTATTAATTGCATTTATCAAATTTTGAGTTTGGTCTATTGATACATTAATATCATCATCAGGCTCTGGTCCATTGATGGAAGAAGTAAATGATTTTTTAATAGTATTTATTTTTTCATCATTTAATAGAGGTGTAAATTGTTTTTTTATAACACTATTCCTATCATTTAAAATATCTTTAAGAAGAATTAAACCGGTTTTTCGCATTAAATCATATTCCTCTTCAGTTTGACCTTCTAGTGAATAGAACTGAGAAGAGCCATTTGTTAACTGATTTATTATATAAGTTCTTGCCGTATAAGGTAGTTCATCTAGTAAAGCTATTTTTTGATCTTCTACAGGTTTTGTTAGTAGATTTTTAATTGTTTTTTCAGCCATTTTAGAATCACGAATTATAAATACATTGCCATATAGATTGTATTCAATTCTTCCAACTCTACCTAATAAATTTTTAAACTCAACAGCATTCATATTGCCTTTACTTCCTAATCGACAACTAATTACTATTAGATTATCTGCTGGTAAATTAACTCCTTCAATAAGCGTTGGAGTACAAAAAATAGTTTTTATTTTACGTTGCCTATATAATTCTTCAATTTTAAATCTGATATATTGTGGTAAATATCCTACATGATATGCAACACCACGTTCAACTAAACTTGCTAAGTAATAATCTGTATGAATATCATCTCGAATTTCTTTAGCTAAATCTTTAAGCTCTTGAATTTCTAATGGTAGTATTTCACTAGCATATTCTCGTGCGAGGTTAACAGCTTTATCTCTTCCAGAACAATATACAATATTAGACTTATTTAAATCTTTATTAATTAATTTTCGAATAAGAGAACTAGTAGTATCATTTGGGTTTAAATCAAATAATTTTTCAAAAGGATTTTTATTTTTAGAACGTTCATTATAGAATAAAAATTCTTTTTTTTCAGTATCTAAAATATATTTTAATTGGCTTACTGGAGAAAATGATGTTCTCAAATAATACGCATTTTCTAATTGCTCACTAGGTAATGCTCTAAAATATTCATTTGGATTTGGTATATTAGGTGAAGCCAAAATAATATGTGGTTTATGAACTCTTTGTACTAGCATATCGATTACTTTAAAATAGAAAGCACTTCGACCATCAAATGCTGAAATTTTATGAGCTTCATCTATAAAAAGATAGTCAATAGATAATTCAGGAAATGTAATTAGCGTGTAAAGTAATCTTTCTGGTGTCATTACCATAATAAAATTTTTATCCCTGTGTTTAAAAAATAAAGAATTTCCTGAAGTGACAACTTTATAATTTTTGTTGCTTAATTCCTCCTTTAAATCTTCATTAATGATATTTGTAGAAATTTCACTAATAAGGGCTTTAGTTGGTACAATTATTGCAAAATTGCCTTTATAAAAATTACAAATCTTATCTTTAATAAACATTCTCATTATTAATGATTTACCCATTGAAGTTGGACCTGAATAGCTAAAAGTAGTATCTTCGAGATGATCAAATATTTCTTTTTGTGGATGGAAAAAATATTTATTATTTTGATATGGTATTGCTAAATAATCCAAATCAAAACTAGAATATAGTTCGTCTAAAAAGGATGTGTTTTTATATTTTGTTTTAATTAATTGCAGTCCTCTGTAATTACCTATGCTTGTTAAAATAGAAGATGCATAGGCTTTAATTTTTGCATCATTCGGATATATTGTGTTCATTAATGCTACAATTTCTTGTGCCCAAGCACGATGCTTTTCTGAGTTTATATTACCGAATGATTTCGACAAAATATCTGCAAAGCGAAGTGCATGATTTTTATTCATTTGCTTTTTACTTTGAGGAATACCTAATAATGTCATTGAATAATTATATAATATCGTTTGATATAGTTCTTGAAGGTATTCATTATCTTCAATTTTGCTGAAAATTGATTCTCCAAGAGTTGCGTATCTAGGTTTCATAGTTATACCTCCAATGCTTTCTTAATTATTTCATCATGATCAATAGAAGCATTATCAAATGGTAAAATATAAATATAAAACGAATAATTTTTTAAATTTAATGCTTCAATTTTATTATTAATATAAGTTTCAATATGGTCAATATCTTCATTTAATTTAACTATTAATTTTTCAATATACTCATTGTTAGAATATATTTTTTCAATATTTGGAGTGTATCCTAAAAATATACCAAATGCTCTATCTGGTTTGTTAAGATTACTTTCTTTCTTTGGAATAATTAAATCTTCTAAAGATTTATTTGTTTCTGAATCAAATTCCTCACTTAAAATTGTATCCTCGATAAATTCCATTTCCTCTGGTATATGATTAACAATAGTAGTAACTTGATTAAATGCATTATCTACAGCCTCAGTTAAAGAATCAACAGTATCAGTTGCACCAAAAATAAGTTGATTAAAAGGTAATTCATTTTTCTTTAAGCTTAATATATGAATTCCAGAAGTTTTGCTTTCATAAGTACCATTTTTATTTTGTAATTCCATTTTTGAAAAGATTTTAGGTGCACCAAGTACACACTCCAAAAAAGAATAAAGCATAATTTCATTAAAATGATTTATTGTTGGTGTTGTTTGGATTCTTTTTTTATATGCTCTTATGGCTTTAAGTGTTAATGAACCTAATTCAGGTGAAATATTATAATTATTTCTCATAGCACGAGAATAAATGTATCTACCAATATTATTGGCAATAAAATCCTGTAATCTATTATAGTTGAATTTTGAATTTATAACATCTAAGCAATACATTTTTAAATGATTATTATTTGGAATTGATAAATTATTTGTTTTTATTTCTTTGAATATTTCGTTAAAAGGCTTAGGGTCCAATGTTAGTTTAACTTTTGAATAAATATGCGTTGTTTTGGTTTCTAATTGAATATCGTTAATAAAAGGTCTAAAAGACTCAATATAAGTAATCACATCTTTGCTTGATATCCCTTTTAAGTAATCGTTATAGGTTCTATTATCACGTGCAGTAGTACAAAAATAATATACGTTAGCTAAAAATTCTGCAAAAGGGAAAACTTGCTTGTTTAAAATATCTTGTTTTGTATAACCTTCATCTTCAAAGCCTATTTTTGTTAAAGCATCCATAGAATCATTTTTAATTATGTCTCTTAAGCAAAGAATAATTAATTTTTGAGCATCAGTATCAAAATATGTTTTAACATTTGTTTCAAAAACTTTAATTAAATCATTTTTATCACATGATATTATCTTTCCATAATTTGCTAAATTTTTGCTTCCGGAAATAAGACCACCTTGAAAAGAATCATCTTTATACCAATCTTCTTTTTGTACAGTATTAAGAATATCAGTAATTAATGCCACTTGTTTTGATGTCTTTCCTTTATTTTCTTTTACAATTTTTAAAAATGTACCCAAACATAAAATATTCAAACTAACACCTCAATTATATATTTTCTAATTCTACAATATCACCAATTTCGCAATTTAAAACAGTGCAAATTTTAGCTAATGTTTCCAAACTAACTGATTTGCCTTTTGACATAGAAGCAATAGTAGTTGGGCTAATTTTTGCTTGTTTAATTAAATCCTTTTTTAACATTTTCTTATCAATTAGTAACTTCCATAATTTTTTATATGAAAAAATCATAATACCTCCCTATGATGTGATAGCAATTATTGTTTCCTTAAAATAAATTATAACATTTATTGGAAATAATTACAATCTTGCGTATTTTAACTCCATAAAAGTGGAGTTTTTTTGTATTGAAAGATTTGGCAGGTCTATGGCAGGTTGTGGCAAGTTAGCTTTAATGATTATTCATAATGTCTATGGTTTAATAGAGTTGTGGCCAGTAATATTGCTTACCTGATCAGTAACAATGCCAATATTTTGGCTACTAATTTACAAAAGAAGTCTCTTTGGCATTAGGAGAAAAAAGAAAGGAGCAACAAAATGGAAATAAAAAAATTAAAGCCAGATTGCGAGAAACTTGAGCCTGATGCTTTTGATGCTGATGGTAATCTTACTATCAATTCATGGGAATTGTTTAAAGAAGATGAACTCGCTTCTGATGAGGATTAGTTCAATAAGAAAATTATAGCATAGTTAGTAAACTTTGATAGCTATAAATAATTTTATACCAGTAAGAAACAACTAAAAATTCTAGACTCTTTTAGTTGTCCATCCATATCTTATTGGTAATTTATAAAGCTTTCACTTAGGTGGATGAAGTGTAGCTGAATTTTGGCACTGCCATAGTTCAGTATCTACAACTAAGTATTAAGCATGAATTATGGCAGCTGCCTTCAAATTGAAGGAGCTACATAATGTCTAATAAAGATTATACAGATGAAATAAAGAAATATGAGAATGAGGCTAATACATTAAGCAACGATGAGGAGTTTCATTCTAAAGACTTAAGTGAAGCGGAGTTAAGTAAAAAGACCGCTGAAAGAAATTATTATATTGAATTTAAAGATGATGAAGGTAATTTAATTAAAAAAATTTATGTTGACCATCATGATTATATTTTATACAAAAGACCAATCTGGGCTGAATGGAAAAGAGAACAACTAGCTAAGCGTTGTTTAATTCCTAATGGCAAAGGTGGTTATAAGCGTTGTATGAACGATTGTAGTTTATGCAACAAGTGTAAGAATGGAACATTAGTATCGTTAGATTCTCTTCGTGAAGATCATAATTTTGAACCTACTGATATTGATGATACACCACTTGAAATTATTTTAATTGAAGAAGCAAAAGAACTATTATGGACACTTATTCGTAAGGTATCAACTGATGAGCAATACAATAAGGTTCGTTATAGATATAAAGATGGATTATCTCTTCAAGCAGTAGGGGACATTTATGGTGTAAGCCATAAAGCTATCGAAAAGACTATTAATAATGTTTTAAAAAAGGTAGGTCAAAATGTTACTGATGAAGAAAGAGATTATTTAATTAAGTACATCTTAAAATAAATTTTTAAACAAAGGTTCCAAATTGTATATTCCAACTTCCTTTTAAAGGTGTAAGGTTCGAACCTACAGAAAGGCGGATGCAATATGGAAAAAGTAAGTAAAAATGAACTACAAAAGATAGAGGCTATTGAGGAGCTGTTATATCTGATTTCTTTATTTGCTAAGATTGTCGTTTTGAAAAGTACGAGCCTTCAAGAAAGGACAGATAAACATGATTAAAGATTTAAAAAAGTTAGATGCAGTATTAGCTAATATCATTAAAGAAGCTACTGAAGCTCGTGAAATGATTAAGGAAACTAAAACGGCAAAGGTAGAAGAGCCTAAAGTAGAAGTGAAACCTACTATTACTTTAGAAGATGTTAGAAAACTATTAACAGAAAAATCTAGAGATGGAAAGACTGCTGATGTTAAGGCTTTGCTTAAAAAGCATAATGCTAATAAGTTATCAGAAGTTAATCCTAGTGAATATGAGACTTTATTAAAAGAAGCGGAGGAATTGTAATGGCTACAAATTCCCATGCAATATTATCCGCTTCCGGATCTCATAGGTGGCTTGAATGTACACCATCAGCTAGATTATCTGAGAACTTCGAAGATGTAACTAGTAGTTATGCTTTAGAAGGCTCAATGGTTCACTTGATGTGTGAAATTAAACTATGTAAAGCGTTAGGTTTACCTTGTGATGAAAAATTACCTCAAGATTTTGAAATCACACAAGAGATGGAAGACTCAAGCGATGCTTATGTTGAGTACATCTTAGATATTTTAGGAGAAATCAAAAAGACTTGTAAAGACCCTGTGGTATTGGTTGAACAAAGACTAGATTTCTCAAATTATGTTCCTGAAGGATACGGAACAGGAGACTGTGTTATTGTAGCTGATGGTATAATCCATATAATTGATTACAAAAACGGCTCAGGAGTAAAAGTGGATAGCTATGAAAATCCTCAAATGAAGTTATATGCATTAGGAGCATTAAATTTGCTTGATTGTTTATATAACATTAACACAGTATCCATGACAATCTTTCAACCTCGTATTGCTAATATTAGCACTTATGAAATGGAAAAAGACAAGCTCATAGAATGGGCTAATAATGTACTTGTTCCAAGAGCTAAATTAGCCTATGAAGGAAAAGGTGAGTTTGTACCAGGAGATCATTGTAGATTTTGTAAATGTAAGATTAAGTGCACAGCTAGAGCCTTAGCTAATTTACAACTTGCTTCATATGAGTTTAAAACTGCTGATTTGCTTGACGATGATGAAATCGAAGATATCATTGGTAAAATTGACAATTTAGTAGAATGGGGTAATTCAATAAAAGAATATGCCTTAAATGAAGCTCTAAAAGGTAAGAAATGGTCTAAGTACAAATTGGTTGAAGGTAGAAGTAATCGTAAGTTTAAATCTGAGGAAGAAGTTGCAAAGGTTGTATCCGATGCAGGTTATGATCCTTATGATAAAAAGTTATTAAGTATTACTGATATGACTAAATTACTAGGAAAGGTAAAATTTGTAGAGTTATTAGATAAATATATTTACAAACCTCAAGGGAAGCCTACCCTTGTAAGTATTGAGGACAAGCGTCCTGAAATGAATCTAGCAGTTGATGATTTTAAAAATGTGAAAGAATAAAGGAGAATATAAAATTATGAAAAACGCAACAAAAGTAGTAACATCAAAGAAAGTAAGATTTTCTTACGCAAATTTATTAGCACCAAAGAGTCCTGTTGAGGGTGCTGAACCTGTCTATAGTGTATCTCTTATTATCAGTAAGGATGATACATATACCTTAGATAAGGTTAAGGCTGCCATTCAAGCTGCTTATGAAGAAGGAGCTAATAAACTAAAAGGAAATGGTAAGGTTGTACCACCATTTGCATCACTAAGGCCAGTATTAAGAGATGGCGATATTGATAAAGCAGGAGATGAAGCATATAAAAATAGTTATTTCATCAATGCAAAATCAAAAACTAAGCCTGGTATTGTAGATGCTGCTTGTAATCCTATTTTAAATCCTGAAGAAGAAATCTATTCAGGTATGTATGGAAGGGCAAGTATTAATTTCTATTGCTACAATACTGGTATGTCAAAAGGTATTGCTTGTGGACTTAATAATGTTCAAAAAATTGCAGATGGAGAAAGACTCGGTGGTCGTGCATCAGCTGAATCTGATTTCAAGGATGAAGATGATGGCGATGATGATTTCCTAGAATAAATAATCTTAAGGTGGTTGCTTAATTGCAATCATCTTTTTTTGCTTTAGGTTCCAAAATAAGTATCTTAACTTCCTTTTTATAATGAAGGAGATGCTAAAAAATGAAATATATGTTCTTGGATATTGAAACGTATTGTGAAAGAGATTTAAAGGAATGTGGTGTATATCCATATGCAGCTGATCCATCTTTTGAAATCCTGTTACTTGGTTATTCCTTTGATGGAAGTGAAGTAAGTGTTATTGACTTAGCACAAGGAGAAAAGCTACCAAAGGATGTACTTGATGCAATTACGAGTCCTAATGTTATTAAAATAGCTCATAATGCTTTGTTTGAAAGAGTGTGTTTGTCATCATATCTTGGAATGCCTGTTGGCACATATTTACCACCAGAACAATGGAGGTGTTCAATGGTAGCAAGTGCATATTTAGGATTACCATTATCACTTGATATGTTAAGTACAGTATTAAATTTGAAGAATGCAAAAATGAAAGAAGGAAAAGAACTTATTAGATATTTTTGCCTTCCTTGCAAACCTACGAAATCAAATGGTATGCGTACTCGCAACAAACCCCAAGACAGCCCTGAAAAATGGGCCACGTTCGCTCTTTATAACAAATACGATGTGTTAGCCGAAATAGAAATATTAAGCCGAATAAAAGCCTTTCCTATGCCTGACTTTTTATGGCAAGAGTGGTTTCAAGACCAAAGGATAAATGATAGAGGTGTTTTAATTGATACTGAATTTGTTAAAAGTGCGATAGCAATTGATGAAATTGTAAGTAATGAACTTCAAACAAAACTAAAAGATATTACTAAATTAGAAAATCCTGGCTCAGTATTACAGCTTAAAGGTTGGCTTATTGATAATGGACTTGCCATTGATAGCCTTGGTAAAAAAGATGTAGCAAAGTTAATTGATGAATCTAAAAATCCTTTAATCAAAGAAGTATTAAGACTTAGACTTATGACCAGTAAAACATCAATAAAAAAATATCAGGCAATGATTAATGCTCAATGTTCTGATGAAAGAGCTAGAGGTTGCTTCCAATTTGCTGGTGGCCATACTCTTCGTTGGAGTGGAAGATTAATTCAATTTCAAAATATGAGGCAAAATCATATTACTGACTTAGATGGTGCTAGAGCTCTTGTAAAAGAAAGAAATGTTGAAGCCTTAGAAATGCTTTATGATGATATACCTGAGTTACTTGCTATGCTTATTAGAACCGCAATTATTCCTAAAAAAGGATATAAATTTATTGTAGCTGATTATTCTGCAATTGAATGTCGTGTTGTTGCATATATAGCCAAAGAAGAATGGGTACTTGATGCTTTTAGAAATAATGAAGATATTTACTCCTCAGTGGCTAGTAAAATGATGGGACGTGTAATTACTAAAAAGACTGACCCTGATGCAAGGCAACGTGGTAAGCAGGCAACTTTGAGTTGTGGCTATGGTGGGTCAGTCGGAGCTTTAAAAGCAATGGGTGCTTTAGACTTTATGAAAGAGGAAGAACTAGAACCACTAGTAAAATCTTGGAGAACAGCTAATCCTCATATTGTTAAGCTATGGTATGACTTGGAAAAAGCTGCTGTAATAGCTATAAAGAATAAAACATCATCTGAAACGCATGGCTTAAAGTACACCTATAAGAGTGGTTTATTATTTTTAAGGTTACCTAGTGGAAGAGATATGTGCTATGTAAGACCTAAAGTAAGCATTGATGATTATGGAAGAAATAAAATAACTTATGAATCTTTTGATGCAACACACCATTGGACGAGAACGGATACCTTCTCAGGCAAACTAACTGAAAATGCAGTTCAAGCATTCGCAAGAGATGTACTTGCTAATAGTATGACTAATTTAAAGAATTATGACATCGTAATGAGTATTCACGATGAACTTGTAATTGAATGTCCTATGGATACTTCACTTGAATTTATTTGCAATGAGATGGGAAAAAGTCCTAAATGGTGTAGTGATTTGCCACTTAGAGCTGATGGCTATGAATGTATGTATTATAAAAAAGATTAAAAACTTAGGAAGTTAAGGTTCCAATTTGAATACCTTAACTTCCTTTTTATATTGTAGGAGGTCATTTATATGATTTTTATAACTAAAGTAAAGGAAGAAGGTAGCATAACATGAATGATTATAAGATATGTTATGGCTCAAGTCGTAACTCAGTAAAATGGAAGAACTCCTATGTTAAATGGAGTGATTTCATTGAAAGATTAAAAAATACTGTTAGAACATTTGAAACAGTAGAAGAATATGCAAAATTACCTAAAGGTAGCAAAGATAAAATTAAAGATATTGGTGGTTTTGTAGCAGGACATATAAGTGGTGAGAGAAGAAAAAAAGAAAATGTACTCTCAAGGTCAATGATTACACTTGATATGGATGAGGTTACAAATGATTTCTTAGCTAACAAAGATAAATTGCCTAAATATAAATGGCTTATATATTCAACTCATAAACATAAGCCTGAAGCACCAAGGCTTCGTTTTATTATTCCGTTATCACGTGATATTAGTCCTGAAGAATATGGTGCAGTTTCACGTATGATAGCAAAAGACTTAGGAATGGATATGATGGATAAATCCACATTTGAAGTTAATCGAATGATGTATTGGCCATCAACATCTATTAATGGTGTATATGTATTTGAAGTGAATGATGGAGAGATTTTAAATCCTGATGAAATACTTAACCGCTATGATGATTGGCACGATGTATCTACATGGCCTAAACATAAATCTGAATTGGAAGTTGTAAAGGATGTAACATCAAATAAGAAACAAGATCCACTTGGTCTTGATGGTGTAGTAGGTGCATTTTGTAAATGTTACTCAATATCTGCAGTAATTGAAAAATACTTAAGTGATGTTTATGAGCCAACTTCTTATGAAGACAGATATGATTATATTCCAGCTGACTCAAGTGCAGGTGTAATTGTTTATGATGATAAATTTATTTATTCACATCATGCAACTGACCCTGCAAGTGGAAAGCTAATGAATGCTTTTGAAATTGTAATGTCACATAAATTTAAAGATTTAAGTGAGAAAATGCAATTTAAAGAGATGTGTAAATTTGCCTTAGAAGATGAAAATGTAAGGATAATGCTTACTGAAGAAAAAGAGCAAATGGCAAAAGATGAATTTAATGATGATGAAATCTTAAGTGGTGAGCAAGGTACTCCAAAGGACAATAAGTGGAAAGGTAAATTGAAATTCAAGGAAAATGGCGAGGTCGAAAATTTATCTGAAAACTTGGTGTTGATATTACAAAACGATAAAGACTTTGCTAATTTTGCTTATAACGAAATGGCTAGAATGGTCGAGATTGTAGGACAAGTTCCTTGGAAAAGAGGTACTACGAGTAGCTTTTGGACTGACCTTGATACTTCGCAACTTAAATGCTTACTTGATAAAAGATATGGCGAGTTTACAAATAGAAACCATGAAATAGCTTTTGATAAAGTAGTGACAGATAGACATTTTCATCCGGTAAGAGATTACTTAAATTCACTTCCAAAGTGGGATGGAGTAAAGAGAATAGACGATTTATTTATTAAATACATGCAAGCCGAAGATAGCGATTATATAAGGACAGTTACAAGAAAATCCTTTGTCGCTATGGTAGCTAGAGTATTAGAACCAGGTATTAAATTTGATGCAGTTCCTGTACTTGATGGAGCACAAGGAATAGGTAAAAGTACTATCGTGCGTGATTTGATAGGAGAGGAATATTACTCTGATGCTTTATCACTTACTGATATGAGCGACAAGACCGGAGCAGAAAAGCTCCAAGGTTTTTGGTGTGTTGAAATTGGCGAGTTAGCTGGTATGAAAAAAGCAGACATTGAAAAGGTCAAAGCATTTGTTACAACACAATGTGATAATTATAGACCTTCTTATGGTCGTGTAGTTGAAAGTCATCCAAGGCAGTGTGTTGTTATTGCCACTATTAATGGTGAAAATGGATATTTACGTGATATTACAGGTAACCGTAGATTTTGGATTATCAAATTAAAACAAACTGAAAAGAAAAGAACATGGTCGTTTAATAAAGACTTTAAGGATCAATTTTGGGCTGAAGCAATGTACTACTATAAGCAAGGTGAAAAATTATACCTTGATGGTGACATGGCTAAAGAGGCGGAAAAACATCAAATGGAAGTAATGGAAAAAGATAGCAGACAGGGTATGCTTGAAATTTATTTAGAAACTCTATTGCCAGAAAATTGGAACAATATGACTCTTTATGAAAGAAGAAATTTTCTCGATGGAGATGCATTAAGTCCTAAGGGTACTACCAAAAGGACAAGTGTATCTAATATTGAGATTTTTAGCGAATGTTTTGGTGGAGATCCTACAAAAATTAGTAGAGCTGATAGCTATGCAATCACAAGTATGATGCTTCAAGTTAAAGGTTGGATTAAGACTGAAAATAGCATTCGAATACCTATTTATGGCAAACAAAGAGTGTATGAAAGGGGCTAAAAAGTGGAACGAGAATAAGGAACGGAACAAGAATTTCTATATAGCATAAACTTGCTTAATCCTATATAAGAGAAAAAATGTAGGTGTATACGCACGTATGTAATATATAGTACCACTTGTTCCTTTCGTTCCCTTGTTCCAAGGATAAAAATTATGGCAGATGAGAAAATTTTAGAGCAAAAATTAGTGAAAAAAGTTAAATCTTTAGGTGGTTTATGTCTTAAATTTGTAAGTCCTGGATGTAGCGGAGTGCCTGATAGATTAGTGCTTATTGCTTTTGGAAAAGTAGCATTTGTTGAGGTTAAGGCAAAAGGTAAAAAGCCAAGACCTCTTCAAATAAAAATTATGAATGAAATTAAAAATCTTGGATTCAAGGTATTTGTCCTTGATGATGAGAATCAAATTGGAGGGATACTTGATGAAATACAATCCACATGATTATCAAAAATATTCAATTGATTTTATAGAAAATAATCCTATATCCGCATTATTACTTGAATGTGGCTTGGGAAAAACGTCAATTACACTTACTGCAATTAATGATTTGATGTTTGATTCATTTGATGTAAGTAAAGTTTTAGTTATATGTCCGATTAGAGTAGCAAATACTTGGGTACAAGAATGTAAGAAATGGGAACATTTAAATGACATTAGAATATCAGTTGCTATTGGAAGTGAAGTGGAACGCTTAAGAGCATTAAGAGCTAAAGCTGATATTTATGTTATCAATAGGGAAAATGTCCAATGGTTAATAGAATCATCAGGGGTTCCTTTTAATTATCAAATGGTTGTTATTGATGAAATGTCATCATTTAAAAATGGTAAATCTAAAAGATGCAAAGCCTTACTTCAAGTCCGTTCTAAAATTGATAGAATCGTAGGACTTACTGCAACTCCAACATCAAATGGATTAATGGATTTGTGGAGTCAATATAGAATCCTTGATGGAGGTAATAGATTAGGTAGATTCATTACGGAGTATAGAAATAGATATTTTATGCCTGATAAAAGAAATGGTGTAATAATTTATTCCTATAAGCTATTACCTTTTGCTGAAGAAGCAATATATGAAAAGATATCTGATATAACAATTTCAATGAAAGCTAAAGACCATTTAAAAATGCCTGAGCTTATTTCGAGTGAGTATAAAGTTTATATGAATGATACTGAAAAAGCACAATATGAACTTCTTAAACATAATTTAGTTGTAAATCTTGATGAGGATGATATTACAGCTGTCAATGCTGCAGTCCTATCTAATAAGTTATGCCAGATGGCTAATGGAGCTATTTATACTGATAAAAAGATAATTCAAAATATTCATGATAGAAAACTTGATGCTTTAGAAGATATTGTTGAGCAGATGAATGGTAAGAGTTTTTTATTAGTCTATTGGTTTAAACATGACCTTGAAAGAATAGTTAAAAGATTAGATGAAATAGGAACTTCATATTCAAAAATAGATACACCTGAAAGTATCGAAGAATGGAATAAAGGTAAAATTCAAGTTGGTTTAATTCATCCAGCCTCAGCAGGTCATGGAATCAATTTGCAACAAGGTGGCTCAACAATTGTATTTTTTTCACTTACTTGGAGTTTAGAACTTTATGAGCAAGTAATAGGAAGAATTTATAGACAAGGTCAGATATCGGATACAGTAGTTGTACAGCACATTATTACTGATGGAACAATTGATGAAGATATTTTAAGAGCTTTAAAAGATAAAGATGAAACACAATCATCACTTATTAAAGCAGTAAAAGTAAGACTAGGAGGTGCTAAAGATGGAAAAGCCTAAAATTATAAAAGAACTTTTAAATTTAAGGGAGAAAATTACTAATTGCAAAGAGATGATTGATTATTGTGATAGAATGTCCCTTTCTGTTGGTGGTCAATCATTTGATAATGAAGTAGTTGACCATACAAGAAATCTTGAAGCACCTTTTGTTAAATGGATTTATAAGAGAATGGAATGTGAAGCTAAACTTAAAAATTTAGAGGATCAGTATAAAATATTGGAAAATAAGTTGAGTGAATATATAGTTTCATTTGAAAAGATTGATGAAATTCAAATAATAACGTTAAGATATCTTAAATGGCTTGATTGGCCTGATATCCAGGATGAGTTATGTATTTCTGAAAGCACGATGTATAGACTTCATAGAAGGGCATTAACAAAATTGTTTGAAGTTGAAAAAATGACAGTAGCTTGACAGTTGAATGACAGTGACAAGACAGTTAACTATATGGTAAAATGTTAGTGTAGAAAAATAGATAAAGCAATTATTAGCTCATGAGCTTCGTAGTTCATGGGCTTTTATTATGTCTTTGAAAGATTGGAGGAATTATATCCATGTTAAAAGTTATTGAACTTTTTGCAGGTATAGGAGCACAAAGAAAAGGACTAGAAAGGGCTAGCATTGAACATGAAGTTGTAGCAATTAGTGAAATTGATAAATATGCTTTAAAAGTATATGAAGCACTTTATGGCAATACACCTAATCTAGGAGATATTTCCAAAATTGAAAAATTACCTAAAGCCGATATGTGGACATATTCCTTTCCATGTACTGACATTTCTTTAAGTGGAAGAATGAAAGGATTAGAAAAAGGTAGTGGTACACATAGTAGTTTACTATGGGAAGTTCAAAGATTACTTGAAGTATCTAAAGCGAATGATGAACTGCCTAAATATTTACTGCTTGAAAATGTTAAAAATCTTATATCTAAAAAATTTAAACCATACTTTGATGAGTGGTGTCGATATCTCGAATCATTAGGTTATAAAAATTTCTATAAAGTATTGAATGGCAAAAACTATAACGTTCCTCAAAATAGGGAACGTATTTTTTTGCTCTCAATTCGTAATTGTGATGAAGATTATGTATTTCCAAATGATATTCCACTTACTACAAAACTCGGTGATTTACTTGAGTCAAATGTAGCAGATAAGTATTTCTTAAGTGAAAAACTTATAACTTGCTTTTCATCAATGAAAAATCGTAATGGTTTAATAAGAGGTTTGAGATTTAGACCTAGAGGAAAAAAGGATGAATATGCTTGGACTATTACAACAGCTCCTGGTTCAAGAGCTACTGATACATTTATTATTGAGCCAATACCTGCTGCAATAAGAGGAAGAGCTAATGAAGATGGTACTTATAGACAACAATTAGAACTTAAAAAGGATGGAAACACAAACACTTTAACAACAGTTCAAAAAGATAATGTTGTTATAGTTCCACAAAATACCAAGCAAGGTTATGCCATAGCCCATGTTGGTGATGGTATTTATACTAATCGAGCTGATTCAAAACGTGGAGTGGTACAAAGAGAAAGCATACCGACTTTAAAAACATCTAATAAAGATATTGCAGTTGTAGTTGATGATCCAACTGATCTTATTTCTATAAGAAGACTTACACCAAGAGAATGTTGGAGACTTATGGGATGGACTGATGATGATATTGATAAAGCATTTAAAGCTAATGTATCAGAAACACAACTTTATAAAATGGCAGGTAATTCCATTATTGTTAATTGTTTAGAAGCAATATTTAAAAATAGACGAGGAAGTGAAGAGATGATGATATGAAAAAATTAGATACTTATGAAATGTGGAAAGAAAGAGGAGAACTTGATGATGTAATTAAATTCGTAAAAGAAAGTATAAAACATCTAGCTACAAAGAATGAAATAGCAGAAGCCTTAAAGGTTACTCCTAAGACAATTATTTCTTTGAGAAAACAATATCCAGATTTCAATGAAGCATTTTTACTTCCAAAACTAGACCTAAAGAAAGAATTGATGAACTCAATGCTTAAATTAGCTTTAGGTTATGAGGAAATTACTGAAACCCAGGATATCACTGATGGAGGTAAAAATGGAGAACAAAAAAGAAAAGTAAATAGGGTAAAGAAAATGGTAGGACCTAATTATAAAGCTATCATTTATCTTTTAACTAAGCACTTTGGTAATGAATATAGTGATAAGTATGATGAATTAAGACTTATGGAAAAAAGATTAAATCAACAAAAGGAGGAATGGTTAAATGAGCCAACTACAAGTGATTCAAATGAAGATAACGGAGATTAAACCATATGAAAATAATCCAAGAATTAACGATGGAGCTATAGATGCTGTAGCTAAATCGATAGTTGAATTTGGTTTTAAAAATCCAATTATTATTGATAAAAACAATGTGATTGTGTGTGGACATACAAGAAGACTTGCAGCTATAAAATTAGGTCTTACTGAAGTACCTTGTATTAAAGTTGATGATTTAACTGAGGATCAAATAAGAGCATTTAGAGTAGCTGATAATAAAACTAATGAATTATCAACATGGGATTTAGATAAATTAAAACTTGAATTAGGTGAGATTGAACTAGATATGTCTGATTTTGGTTTTGAAGATTTATTAGACCAAATGAAAGAACTACCTGAAGATGATGAATTTGATGCCGATACTGAGCTTGATAAGGAGTCATTTGTTAAAAAAGGAGATATTTGGTTACTTGGAAGGCATCGACTAATGTGTGGTGACACAACTACTGATGATGTAGATAAATTAATGGATGGAAAGTATGCAGACCTTTGTGTAACTGATGCACCTTATAATGTTGACTATGAAGGTGGAAGTGGAATGAAGATTCAAAATGATAATATGAGCAAAGAAGATTTTTATAATTTCTTATCCAAGGCTTTTGCAAATATAAATAAATGCTTAAAACCTGGTGCTTGTTTTTATGAGTTCTTTGCAACACGTGAACATATCAATTTTGAAAATGCTTTAAATGATAATGGATTAAGTCCAAGACAAGAATTAATTTGGAGTAAGAATGGTCAATTTACTTTAGGTAGACAAGATTATCAATGGGACTTCGAGCCATGCTTTTATGGTTGGAAAGAAGGAGCTAGTCATAATTGGTATAGCGATAGAAAACAAAAATGTGTTCTAACATTTGATAAACCAAAGAAAAATGAACTTCATCCAACACAAAAGCCAATACCACTTATTTCATATTTGATTAAAAATTCATCAAGACCAAAGGATTTAATTATAGATTTATTTGGTGGAAGTGGTACAACCCTTATGGCATCTGAAGAAACTGATAGAACTTGTTTTAGTATGGAACTTGATGAAAAATATGCATCTGCAATTGTTAGACGTTTTGTCAAAGCAAAGGGTGGATGTTTAAATGTTTTATGCCTTCGTGATGGTAAAAAGTATGATGCAAGTGAACTTTATAATTTTGAAACTGAAGAAATTTTAATTCCAGGTGAGTTAGACCCGGAAAAACTAGCTGATGGAGGAGAAGAATAAAATGAAAATTTTAACTAGTGAAGCTGTATTTAGAGGTCATCCAGATAAGATATGTGATCAGATTAGTGATGGTATTTTAGATGCATGCTTAAAAGAGGATATTAATTCAAGAGTTGCAATTGAAACATTAATAAAAAATCATTTAGTTGTAGTAGCTGGAGAAGTTACTACTAAAGCTAATGTAAATTATGAGGAAGTTGTTTATGATGTCTTAAAAAGTTTAGGTTATGAGGATTTAGAGGACTTTGATATTGTTGTTGAGGTGTCAAAACAAAGTCCTGATATTGCTTTAGGTGTTGATAAAGATGGAGCAGGAGATCAAGGTATCATGTATGGTTATGCCGTAAATGAGTGTAAAGAATTAATGCCACTTTCAATTGTACTTGCAAGAAAAATTGCTATTTGTATGGATTCAATGACTAAGCAAATTCGTGAGGTATTTGGAGCAGATGGTAAATGCCAAGTATCAGTTGAGTATGATGAAAATGATAAACCAAAAAGAATTGATACTATTGTTGTATCTCAACAAACAGCCAAAGGTGTTGAAAGAAGTGTTTATACAAGATTTATTATTGAGGAATGTATTTTAAAAGTAATTCCTAATTATTTAATTGATTCTAATACTAAAATTTTAATAAATCCAACAGGAGAATTTGTAGAAGGTGGTGCTTATGCTGATTCAGGCTTAACTGGTCGTAAGATTATTTGCGATACTTATGGTGGAATTGGTCGTCATGGTGGTGGAGCATTCAGTGGAAAAGATGCTACAAAGGTTGATAGACTTGGTGCTTATTATGCTAGATATGTTGCCAAAAATATTGTAGCAGCTGGACTTGCTAATAAATGTGAATTTCAAGTAGCATATGCTATTGGAATTGATAAGCCAGTAGCAGTTAATATTGACACTTTTGGTACAAGCAAATATAGTAATGAGCAAATCAAAGATGCCGTTTTTAAATTCTTTAATTTTTCACCAAAAGCAATGAAAACTGAAATTATTAATCCTAATGTATCTTTTAGAAGTTTAGCTGAGTATGGTCATGTAGGTAGAAGTGATATTCGTGTTCCTTGGGAAAGGACAAATAAGGCTTATATTTTAAAAGCCTATTTCAAACAAAAGTATGCCAAGCGAATACGAAAAGATTAGAAGATTCTATAAAAGTGATAAGTGGAAAATTGCTAGAGCTATGAAGATAGCTTCAGCAGCAGGAAGATGTGAAAGGTGTGGTGATGTTGGTACAGAAGTGCACCACATCATTCACTTGACTCCTGAAAATGTAGATAATCCTGAAATCAGTATTAATCAAGATAATCTATTATTGCTTTGTAAAGAATGTCATAACAAGGAACATGAACGTTTTACTGATAAGAAAGATTATAAATTTGACTCCGATGGTAATGTAGTAAAAAAGTAGATTTTATGGTATAATTTCATCGATAAGGTTGGTGAAGTTATATATGATTTCAAAAAGAACATATAAAATTTTAAAACATATTAATAAGCTAGGTGATAATGCAGAATATTACGAAATTGTTAATAAATTTAGTATTAAAAATAAAGTATTTGATACTGCTGAATTTTGTGATTATTCTAATAAAGGCTATTTTGAAAAGCAGTCTTTAGATTCAACAACAATTAGATTAACTCCATCTGCTTATGCAGAAATGGAAGCGTATAAAGATGATAAAACATCTAGAATACGTTTACCAATCATTGCAATTGTTATTTCTATTTTATCTTTTGGAGCTGCAATTTGGGCATTGTTTAAAAAATGACCTCCCCCAGTCTCAATTTCGAGCAATTGCTAAAGTACCGTTCGGCCCCACCTCAGATATGTGGAAGCCAATATTTTTGAAAACTAGGAATTTAAAAAATTGAATAAAAAATTAGGTATATCCTAGTTTATCCGAAGAGTAGCATAAAAAGCTGCTCTTTTATTTTACTTTCAAGTTGATATTTATTGCTTTTAGAGCGATTAATATAACACGAATAAGGAGGATGTAAACATGGCCGAATTAAAAGCTGGATGTTATATCAAAATTAAAAATATGAAAAATGAGCCTGAGTATTCAGGTAAAGTTGGTAAAGTAATTTTAATTGATGATGCAAATCAAATTCATGGAACTTGGGGCGGATGTGCTTTGATACCTGAAGTTGATGAATTTGAGGTTTTACCTGATGAGAGAATTCCTTTGTTTGAGATGTGTGAAAAGAATAGAACAGGTCTAAGAGGAATGAATCACCTTGTTGATTATTATGTTAGCTCAGTTGGTATGTCAGAAAAAGAAGCTGTCGATTATGCAATTGGGTTATTTCACAATGGTACAATTCAAGAAATTCAGTTCATTGGAAAAGACGGAAAAGAGATATAAAAAAGTATCATAATTAACTTGATATAAGGTCCTCTTAGAGTGATATATATACACAAGGAAAGGGAAAAAGAACCTTTCCAAGGAGGAACAAAAATGTCATTACAAAAATTAAACAAAATCTTAAATACCCTTAAGAAGAAAACAACAAAACTTTATAACGAGTTAAGCCAAAAAACTGATAAAAGATACAAGATTGGAGTTAATGGACTTGGTGTTATTGTATTAACAGATTTTACAAATATGGGAACCTTAGCTAAGGGTGAAAAAGAGTGCCAAGAAGCTATGGAAAAGTTACTTGAAGGAGCTAAATAAAAGGCTCCTTTTTAGGTGATAAAAAGCTCAAAAAAATAGTAAAAAAATATACACAATTAACTTGCTATAGTGTCCGTTTAGAGTGATATATATACACGACGAAGGGAAGAAACAACCTTCAAGGAGGACACGAAGATGAAAGAAAAAATTGAAAAGCAAATTGAAAAAATGAAGAAGCAAACAATCGGTGTTGAAATTGAAATGAACAACATCACAAGAATGGATGCAGCAAAGGTGGTTGCAGCATACTTTGGAACAAGACCATGGTACGCAGCAAGAGATTATGGTTACGATGCTTGTGCCTGCAAGGATAGAAAAGATAGAGTTTGGAAGTTTCAAAAGGATGTATCAATTGCAGGGCCTGATAGTGAAAAATGCGAAATGGTTACACCAATCTTAACCTACGATGACATTGAGGACTTACAAGAGATTGTTAGAGCATTAAGAAAAGCTGGAGCAAAAAGCGATGCTTCAAGAGGATGCGGAGTTCACATTCATATCGGTGCAAATGGCCACACACCTAAAACCTTAAGAAACCTAACAAACATTATGGCTTCACACGAAAGTTTAATTATTGAAGCCTTAGGAATTGACAATTTTAGAATTGATAGATACTGCCAAACAGTAGACCCTAGATTCTTAAAAGCGGTCAACAAAAAGAAGCCTCAAACAATGAGCCAATTTGCAGATGTTTGGTACGAAAGTCAAAATTGTGACTCAGGAAGAACAATGCATTACAATAGCAGTCGCTACCACATTCTAAACTTCCATGCAACATTTACAAAAGGAACAATTGAATTTAGATGCTTCGAATTCAAGAGTCCAAAAGATGGAAAACAAAATGGACTTCACGCAGGACAATTAAAAAGCTACATTCAATTCTGCTTAGCTTTAAGCCAAATGGCAAAAGAGGTAAGCGGTGCTTCATCAAAACCTCAACAAAATGAAAACCCTAAGTACGCAATGAGAACATGGCTATTAAGACTTGGCTTCATTGGCGAGGAATTCAAAACAGCAAGAGAAACATTAACGAAAAATTTAAGAGGAGATGCAAGCTTCAGAAGTGGGTTAAGACCTGCACCTCAAGCTGCAATCTAGGAGGTCAAAACAATGAAAAAAATGTATTACTTAGCTTATGGTTCAAACCTTAATGTTGAACAAATGAAAAAGAGATGCCCTGATGCAGTGGTAGTTGGAACCTCAGTTCTCGATGGCTACCGATTAATGTTTAAAGGAAGTAAAACAGGTTCATACCTTACTATTGAGAAAGCAAAAGGACATCAAGTTCCTTTAGGAGTATGGGAGGTAAGCAAGCGTGACTTGGCAAGACTCGACGTTTACGAGGGCTACCCTGCGTTTTATTATCGAAAGCGAGTAAATGTGCCACTCAAAGATAAAAAGGGCACACAGGCCAACGTCGAGGGAATTATTTACATCATGCATGAAGATAGGAAGCTCGGATGTCCAACCAATTATTATTTTGATACTTGCCTTAAAGGATATAACGACTTTGGTTTTGATATTGAAATTTTGATGGATGCATTTATTTATAGTGTAGGAGTGGAGGTATTTAAAAATGGAAACTAGAGAGAATATAATTAAAACTTGTCCTTTGTGTGGAAAGACTTATAAAGGGCATCCTGCAATTTCAAGGAAGGATAATATTACACCGATATGTCCTACTTGTGGAACAAGAGAAGCCCTTGAAAGCATGGGAATTTCTAAAGAGGAACAAGATAAAATTATTAATGCAATTCCAATTATGGATGAAGACAAATAAAAACAATCGCCAACAAAAGCCCCACAAACGGCCCACGTTGGCTTTTTTAGTCATTGTTGGTTAATTGCTCGAAGAAGCAATAAAAAGCCAACACAGGCCAAACGTTCGAAGAAAGGAAGAATACCAAATGGATAAGAAAGAGTTAGCAATAAAAGAATACGAAAGATTAAAAAGGTTATTTGCAAATGCAGATGAAGCAAAGGTTAATCTAGTTGATGAACTTTTAAGAAAGGCTGCTTTTTTAAAAATTGAACTTGACTCACTTGAAAATGGAATAAGAAGAAATGGTGTCATGCAATTATCTAATAAAGGTAATGCAAGAATCACATTAGCATATAAAGCATACCTTCAGTCAATTTCTATTTATTCAAATATCATCAAAACACTAAATACCATACTTGGTGGAACTGAAGATGATGGCGATGATTCATTTGATGAGTTCTTAAAGAAAGTGGAGGAAAGATAATGTATACAATTTATTGCAAAATAAATGATGATGGTACGATGACTTCAAAATCTATTTTACCACTTCATGTTGGAACAAAAGGTGATAGAAATTGTACTAAGATTAAATGTGAAATAGGTGACTTGATTGAAGGAGGATATCAATATTTAAAATTCTATCATCCTAAATCAACAGTCCTATTGAGGCTTTCAAATAATGAAGTTGTTATTCCTTCTAATGTTACTTCCATAGCTGGGAAGTGGCTCATTTCATTTATCTCATCAAAAAATGCAGTCACCTATTCTAGAGATACATTTGATTATCTGTTTTCAACAATACCTATTGAAGCTGAAATAAGTAATGGATTAATGGAAATTAACATTTTAAGTGAAAATGAGAAGAAGATTGAAGAACAACAATCCCAAATTCAAAGTATGGAAACCCTAGAAAAAGATTTAATTTCAATGAAGTTTCAAGAGCTTGTTATTCCTGATTACATTGAATCAATAGGTAATTACTTTTTGTATAATGCCAACAACAATATCACAAGACTCCTTGTTGGTAAGAAGGTGGCTTCAATTGGTTCATATGCTTTTTATGGAATGCAAATTAGTAAAATTCTATTTGATGAAGGCTCAGTTATTACTAAGTTTGAAGATTACGCATTTAGTCATGTGTATGCCTCTGAAATATTGATCCCTCGTTCATTAACTGAATATGGCCACTATGCTTTTAATGGTGGAGGAGTAAATACCTTCGGATTTGAAAAAGGTTCTAATCTTACATTAATAAACGCTAATGCATTTAATGGTGTAACAATTGACCGCTTGATACTTCCTGATGGTTTAAAGAAGTTTGCTGCTAATGGATATGTATTTAGAAATTCAAATATTAGATATATGGAAATTCCAGCAACCTTATCAAGTAATATCGTTCAAGGCACATTTCATACTACCTCTGTGATAGAAGATATTGGTTTAGGTAGCGGCTTTAATGTTTCTTGTAATTTTAGTAATGTTTCAACCTTGACTCATGATTCAATTAAAAGAATGTTTGAGTCATTATCAAATAGAACTGGACTTGATGCTTTATCAATTACCATTGGTTCAGCTAATCTTGCCAAGATGAGTAATGATGAAATAGCAATCGCAACAAATAAGAACTGGACAGTTTCGTAGGAGGGTTAATCATGGAATTAGAAAGATATAAAGCAGAGAAAGGTAAAGTATGGAAATCAAAAATTGATGGGGCATACTTATCGGATTTGTTAATTTTAGGTAAAGAAGATTCAATCAGTAACTATGAAGAGGTTGATCCACCAACAATAGAAGATGATGAATCATGAATTATTTAAAAGAGTATTATTCTGAAATTCAAAAAGGAAATATCATCATAGGAAATGAACTAAGAATTGTCTTAGATAGGCTAATAGCGGATTTGGATAATCCTAGATACACCTATGATGAAAAGCCTGGACAAATAAGAATTGATTTTATTGAGACATTCTGTAAACATACTAAATCACCATTTAATGGCCAAGCTTTTATTCTTGAACTATGGGAAAAAGCAATGCTTCAAACTGCCTATGGATTTAAGTTTAAAGATACAGGCTTACGAAGATTTAATGAGGTAATATTATTAATTGCTAGAAAGAATGGTAAGACAACGTTTGTTGCAGGTATCGACCTTGCAGAATTCTTTTTATCGAAAGGTGGAGTTGATATTGTGTGTGCTTCGAACACAAATGATCAGGCTTCGATCCTTTTTGAAGAAATAAATAATATGAGAGAGCAGTCAAAGGCTCTTTCAAAAGCTAATCGAAGCAAGAAAAATATATTCTATATTTATTCACCAAGAAACAAAAATAAGATTAAGAAATTATCTGGTCAGTCACGTAACTTGGATGGATATAACATAGAGGTTGGATGTATTGATGAGGTGCATCAAATGACAGATTCAAAGGTATATGATGCAATTAAACAATCACAATCAACTAAAGAAGAACCGCTGATTTTCATTATCACAACAGAAGGTAATGTGGTCGGTGGTTTTTTAGATAAAAAGCTCGAATATTGTCGCAAGATGATAAAGGGTGAAATTACTGATGAACGTGTGCTTCCTTGGCTTTATACGCAAGACAGTGAAAATGAAATCTATTCTGATAAATCATCATGGCAAAAATCAAATCCATCCCTTGGTAAAGTAAAGACAGTTCATTACCTTGAAGATATTATGAATAAAGCTAAAAATGATTTATCAACTAGACTTACAATGCTATGTAAAGATTTCAATATTAAACAGCTTGAATCAGGTACTTGGTTAACCTTTGATGAGCTTAATAATGAAACTAAATTTGATATTGAAGAAATAAGAGATACCTACGCAGTTGCAGGTGTTGATTTATCTGCGACGACCGATTTAACAGCTGCAGTTATTGTAGTAGTTAAAAATGGTAAGAAGTATGTTCTTCCTCATTTCTTTATGCCAAGCGAGGTCCTACAAAAGCGAATTGAAGAAGATAGCGTGCCTTATGATATCTGGGTTAGAAAAGGATTTATAACTCTAACAGAAGGAAGCAAGAATGACTTTTCAAAGGTCACAGAATGGTTTTTACATCTTGTTAGAGATTATGAAATAAGACCTTTATGGGTTGGTTATGATCCATGGAATTCTCAATATTGGGTTGATGAAATGGAAGAAGCTGGCTTCACTTTAGAGAAAATAAGGCAAGGTGTTTATACATTATCAGAACCAATGAAACAGCTGGAGGCTGACATCAAGAATAAGGATGTTATTTACGATAATAATCCAGTCTTAAAATGGTGCTTAGCTAATACTCAAGCTAAGGTAGATATCAATGGAAACATACAGCCAAGTAAGGTTAATTCAAGGTTCAAACGAATAGATGGTGCAGTTGCATTAATCATCGCTTATGCAGTCTTGAATAGATACATAAAAGAGTATGAGAACATGCAAAGTTAGGAGGAATAGTCGTGGGAATATTTAAAAGAAAAAATAAATCAAATAATCCTGTTACAGGTTTTAAGATGGTTCATGGACTCGAAGTTCCACTTATTCCTTTTGGTGATAATGTTCTCAAAAGTGATGTAGTCATGATTTGTATCGATAGGATAGCTTCACAATGTGCAAAGCTAAAAGGTAGATACATTAAAGTTGATGAAAATGGAATTCAAACTGAGAAGAATGGGCCTATCACCTTTTGCCTTAAAAGGAAACCTAACGAGCTTATGACTCCTTACCAGTTTTTGTATAAGGTGGTCTCGTTATTGCTACTTAATGATAATGCATTTGTGTATCCGCTTTACGACAAAAATGATCTGACACTCAAGGGCTTGTATCCGATTAATCCGATAATCGTTGAGCCAATTGAGTACGAGGACGGAAGCCATACTTATAAGTTTTACTTTGAAGATGGCAGTAATTATGAAATACCCACTGAGAATGTAATTCATTTAAGAAGGTTCTATTATAAAAATGATTTCTTTGGTGGATCTAATTCTAGTGGTGATCACGAGGCATTGCTTAAGACTGTTAAAACTAACGATGCCTTGCTTCAAGGAGTGAATGCTGCAATTCAAACATCATTTAAAATTAAAGGTATTTTGAAGATTAATGGAATGCTAAAAGAAGCAGATAAATTGAAGCAACTTGATGAATTTCAAAGAGCAATTTTAAAAGCTACTGAAGGTGATAGTTCAATTGTTCCTATGGATACAAAAGCTGAATATGTACCTTTAACAGCAGATCCAAAAGTGGTTGAATCAACTACACTGGATTTCGTTCAAAATAAGATACTTGATTACTATGGTGTTAGTAAAGCAGTGTTTTCAAATAATTATGATGAAAATGAATATAACTCATTTTATGAGTCAACAATTGAGCCTTTAGCTATTCAACTTAGCGAGGCTTTTTCTTTGGGATTACTTACCAATAACCAGCTTGAAAGAGGGGAAGAAATTATCTTTTTCTCTGAAAGATTACAATACGCTTCTTGGAATACCAAAGTAGGAGCTATAGAAAAGTTGATGGGACTAGGACTTATGAGCCTAAATGAATCAAGAGCTTTACTTGGACTTGAGCCAATTGAAGGTGGAGATAAGAGACTTCAATCTCTAAATTATGTTGATGCTTCAAAAGCAAATATGTACCAAGTTGGTGAAACAAATGAAAATGGAGGAAATGAAAATGGATAAAACAAAAATTGAAAATAGACTAGCGAATGTCGAGTTCAAGGAATCAGATGATAATAAAATGGTCCTTGAAGGATATGCTCTAGTTTTTAACCAAGAGACACTTATTGGTGATGAGAAGAATGGATTTATTGAGTCAATCGATAGAAACGCTTTAGCAAATACCAATATGAAAGATGTCCCTATGAAATATAACCATAATGATTCATTTTTGATTATTGCGAGAACTCGTAATAACTCATTACAGCTTATGGTTGATGAAATTGGTTTAAAGGTTCGTGCTGAGCTTATAGATACTGAATCAAATAAAGATATTTATAAGATGGTTAAGGCTGGACTTTTAGATAAAATGAGCTTCGCTTTTACTGTTAGCTCACAGAAGATTGATAGAAGTGGCGATATTCCAAAAAGAACTATCACAGGTATTGATAGGCTTTATGATGTGAGTGTTGTCGATTTACCTGCTTATGATCAAACTTCTATAGCAATTGGTCGTTCTTTGGCTTTAGTGGATACTGAGTTAAAGGCTATGGATATGGCAGACCAAAAAGCAAAAGCAGAAATCATTAGAAAAAGAATTCATATTAAAACAAATTATTAGGAGGATTAAAAAAATGAATTTATTTGCAAGATTAAAAGAAATTGATGCTAGACTAGCTGAAATACGCAAGTCATCTACTGATGAAATGGATGTAGAAAAATTAACTACATTTGAAACTGAATGTGACAAGCTTCAAGAAGAAAGAAAAATGATTGAAGCTAAATTAAGTATCACATCAAAGACTGAAATGAAACCAGTTATGATGGAATCAAAATCACAAAATCAAGAAATGCTAGAAAAACGTGGTAAAGATTTTATTGAAGGTAGAACTATTAAAGTATCTAGCGATGAAGTTTTATTACCAAATCATACTGACACTTCACTTGCACCTTATCCATTTTTAGAAGCTAGTGAAATTATTGATAAGGTTAAAGTTGTTAATTTAACTGGTGGAGAGACTTATACTAAATCATTTGTTAAGTCAAATGGTATGGCAGGATTAACCGAAGAAGGTAAACCTGCAACTGAGACTGAACCAGGATTTGGTTATGCAACTATCTCTAAGGTAAAAGTTACAGCTTATACGGAAATTACTGAAGAATTAGAAAAGCTACCTGCAATTAATTATCAAGCTGAAGTTATTAAAAATATTAATACATCTTTAAAGAAGAAAATCTCTCAACAAATTCTTTTAGGTACAGGTGAGTCTAATACATTTACAGGTATCTTCTCAGATAACGCTGTTGCCTTAGCTGATCAAGCACCATTAGAACTTAGTGAAATTACTGATACAACTTTGGATGATATTGTATTTGGCTTTGGCGGTGATGAGGCTGTTGAAGGTGGAGCAGTATTAATTTTAAATAAGACTGATTTAGCTAAATTTGCCAAACTTAGAACAAGTGATGGAAGAAAAGTACATGTCATTGATTATGTTCAAAAAACAATTGATGGCATTCCTTATGTGATTAATAGTAATTGTTCATCTTTATCTAATCCTGCAACTGCGGATGGTTCATATTGTATGGCCTATGGTTATTTACAAAATTATGAAGTACCAGTATTCTCAGCTGTTGAGATTGGTAAATCAACGGATTATAAGTTTAAAGATGGCATTATTTGTTATAAAGCCTCAGTGTTTACTGGTGGTAATGTTGTCGGATACAATGGCTTCTTAAGAATTAAAAAGAAAGCTGCAGTATCTAAGGCAACTCAAACCACATCAAAGTAGGTTAAATTGATGGTCGTTAAAAGGTTGATGGAGTTTTCTGAAGCTTAACTAAGTAAGAAAGCACAATGAACAGAAATGAGTATAAGTAAAAAGGTACAATGAAATGAAAAAAGTATGAGTATGATGGAACAATGAAAGGAAATTGAGTAAAAGAGTACAATGAAAGAAAAGCGAGTAAAAAAGTACAATGAAATGAACGTGGAGAAAAGGTACAAGGAAACGACTAGGGGTTGACCGCAAGGCTTCTCCGAAAGGAGTACGAAGGAACAATCAAAGCAAGTAAAAGTAAGAAGGAATACTGAAAGTAAGTACGAGTAAAAAGGAATACTGAAAGAAAGTACAAGTAAAATGGTACAAAGAAAAGAAATGAGTAAAAGTAAAATGGAACAATGAACAGAAAAGAGTATAAGTAAAACGGAATAATGAACAGGGATGCGGAATGTATGTAAAGAAAGGACGTTGTGTATGAACATAAGAAATGATGACGATTTCTTAATTGAAATCAAGAAGGCTTTAATGATTCCAGCAATGGAGACATATGCAGATAGCGAGATAAAACTACATATTGAATCGTGTTGTCAATTGCTTATTTCGATAGGCGTTGATAAATCCACAGTACGTAGTGACAATCCTCTTGTTAAAGGATTAATCTTGATATATGTAAAGACATTCTTTGGCTTCAAAAGTGATGGAAGTGTTAAGGAATTGCCTTCTAATTTTGAGCTATTGGTACGCCAATTAGCACTTAATTCGGAGGAGCCATAATGTTTCCTAATTCTGCCAATGTAACTCTCTATCTCCTTGCCATCGTTAACAAGTCGGATGCTTTAGGAATAAGGTGTCCGACTATAAATTTTAAAAAAGAAGTAATAGGATGTATGAAATCTATTACTGCTACTGAGTATCAAACAAGCGTTGCTTTGAATGTGAAAAGTGAAATAAAAATAAGTCTACAATGCTTTTTGTATTCTGGTGAAAAATTTGTTTTATTGACTGGTGAAATCTATAAAGTAGATAGAACTTATCAAAACGGACAATTCATCGAATTATATTTATCTTTAAGTGATTACAAGAAGGAGGAAATTCTAGATGCCACTATCAATAGATAAAAGTGTTTTAAAGATCTCTGAACTTGTGAGTGAATACACTAAAGATGTTCAAGAAGAAATTGTAGAAATGCTTAATCATACAGCTGATGAAATATTAGCTTATATTAAATCTAATGCTCCAAAAGGAAATAGCACAAATCACTTAGCTGATTCATTTGTTAAAACTAAAGTTGGAACACGCGTTAATCAAGTTATTTATATTTCATCGAAAACTAAAAGTAGATTGGTTCATTTAATTGAACTCGGATTCAAACATAGAAGTGGACGTCACGTTGCAGCACAACCTTTTATGAGGCCAGCATATAGTGAATTTACACCAGAAATGCTTGAAGATATTAAAAAGATTATAAATGGAGGATAGCCTATGACATTAGAAACTATTTATTCCATTTTAGATAAAGTTTTAAAAGGCAAAGTATTCTATGCTGTAAATGTTTATGACAATGAAGAAAATGCTCCAATGCCATATATCGTTTACCAAGAAATAACTAAAAAGCCAAAGGGATATCATGACGATGTTCCTATTTTTTATGTTTCAAGCGTTCAGATTGCTCTTGTCACAAAGAAAAAAGACCTTGCTCTTGAGGAAACTTTAGAGAAGGCATTATTAAAAAACGGATTAAGTTTCTCGGTTTTAAGTGAAACGCATAATAGCGATAAATCAATAAATCGAGTTTATGAAATTGAAATGGAGGATTTTTAAATGGCAAATAATATTGTGACTTTTGGTCTTAAGAATGTTCATTATTCTAAGGCTACATTAAATCCTGTTGATGGAACTTGGTCGTTTGCTACACCAGTTGCACTTCCAGGAGCACAAGAGTTTTCAAGTGATTTAATTGGTAGCTCAACACAAGTTTATGCTGATGATCAAGTAGTGGCTACATTAATTCAAAATGCAGGTAGAACTCTAACCTTAAAACTCACTGAATTAATTGATGAATTCAAAACTGATATTTTAGGTTATAAGAAACTTGATAATGGAAATCTTGTAGAAATTGTAAATGCTGAAGTAGTTACTTTTGCATTAGGTTTTGAATTACAAGGTGATGCTAAAGCAAGAAGAACATGGTTTTATTTATGTACTGCCTCACCGATTAATGAAGCAACTAAGAGTAAAGCTGATTCAGTTGAAGCAAACTCAATCTCTTTAACAATTACAGCTAGACCTATTGCTATTGATAGTGATAATTACACAACACATATTACAGCTTCGAAAGGAGACGCAAACTATGCGACATTCTTAAGTGTTGCACCAGTTTTGCCTGTGCTTAAATAATGGATAGTATTATTAAGATTGGAGGTCGTGAATTACCAGTTCATGCCTCATTAAAAACTTTAATCGATTACAAGTCTACCTTTGGCACTGATTTGTTTGAAGATTTAGATAAGATACAAAATATTAAAAGCGATTCTATTGGTAGCTTATCAGGAGTTATTAATACATCGTTTCAAATAATTTATATCTTACATAAGCCTTATGCAAAAGAGAAAACATTTGTAGAGTTTATGGATACTTTTGAGTTTGGAGTGTTCCAAAGCACTGAAGCTATGAATGAATTAACTAGTGTATTTGGTTTACTCTTTCCAGGGACAAAATAAAAAAACAAAAGTCCCAGAGAAAATAAAACGGAAGCATCAAGCGACTAGTAATATCATATTTAATTTATCTCAAATGGGCATCTCACTAGCGGATGCCTTTTTGATTGAGATTGATACTTATTTTGAACTTGTTGATTTATTTATGAAGTCAATGGGAAGAAGTGAAAGCTCATCAAGAGAGGCAACACAAACTGACATTGACAATTTTTTACTATAGGAGGTTAAGTAAATGGCTGAAACAATAAAAGGTTTAAACATTAAATTAGGACTTGATGCTACTGAACTTAACGAGTCCTTAGGTAAAGTAAGAGCGGAATTAAAAGAACAACAAGCCGACTTAAAAGCTATTAATCAAAGACTTAAATATGATCCTTCAAACGTCGAACTTTGGAAGAATAAACAAACTAAATTAAATGAGGTTTTAGATTCTACAAAGTGGAAATTAGAACTTCAAAAACAAAAATTAGAAGAAGCTAAGGAAGCAGTCAAAGTTGGTGCAATAAGTGAATCTGAATTTAAGAAACTTGAAAGAGCTGTAGAGTATGCTGAAGCTGATGTTTCAAAGTTAAATACCGAACTTAAAAATACTAGTACAAAGATACTTGAACTTGGTAATGCTAAATGGGATAAGCTAGCAGGAGTTGGTAATAAATTAACAAAGTATGTAACGGCTCCTATTGTAGCTACAGGCACAGCCTTATCCGCTCTTTCTTATAAATCACTTGTTGCATCAGATGACTTAGCTGATACAGCCTCTAAAGTGTATCTATCTGCTGAGGCATTCCAGGAATGGAGCTATGCTGCAGAGATTTTAGCGGTAGATCAAAACCAATTACAAAAAGCATTTGTTAAGGTTAATGCTCTTTTAGGAGATATAGCAAATGGAAGTGCTGATAGTGTTAATGAAAAGCTAAAACTTATCGGATTAACTAGTGAGGATTTAGCTGGACTTAATACTGATGAGGCTTTCATGAAAATTAGAGATGCTCTATCTTCAGTAGGTGATGAAGCCTCAAGAACTGCAGTAGCTAACGAAATATTTGGTGATAAACTAGGTGCTGAGCTTACTCAAGTAATATCTGCTTCAACAAGTCAAGTAGAAGACCTAAGAAATGAATGTAGAGAACTTGGAATTGTATCAAATGAAGATGCCGAAAAAGCAGGAGAATTTACTGATGCCATTTCAAGATTAAAACAAGCATTAACAGGTCTTAAAAATGAGCTTGCTCAAGCCTTACTTCCAGTAATGAATAGTCTTGTTTTAATGATCACAAATAAGATCGTACCAGCTCTTAAAAAGATGCTTAATTGGTGGAATAATCTATCAAAAGGTATGAAGGTGTTTATTGGGACGCTACTTGGAATTGTAACGGCAGCAGGGCCAGTCTTAGCTATCATTGGTAAACTGATACCTTTGATTTCAAAAATTAAGGTAGGACTCACTGCTTTAAAAGGAGCAATTACACTAGCTGGTGGAGCAATTAAGGCTTCGACGCTTGGTATTGTAGGCCTTATTGCAGTTTTAGCAGTTATCTTACTTCAAAATGAGAGGTTTAGACAGCTGCTTGGTAATATTATAAATATCATTTCAAAACTACTTAATAAAGTAATGGGCTTTATTCAAGAAATAGTTAATTCTTTAATGCCAATTATTAAGACGATAATGGATTTAATAAACAAAGTAATTGATATGTTGGTTGAGGTTATAGATAAAATATTACCTCCACTTGAATCAATTATTAATGTGGTTATCGGCTTGCTTGAAAAATTAATGCCTTTAATTAAGAGAACTCTTGAAGTAATAACTTCATTAATTGGCAAAGTAGTAGACTTAATTACGACAATATTAGAACCAATTATGGAGGTTCTAGGTGTAGTTATTGACTTAATTGCTGATCTAGTTAATGTGATTTTAGAATTAATAAATGCTGTTTTAGATCCTATTATGGATGTTTTAAACGTCTTAGTTGATATTATCGAAGTAGTCGTTTCTTTAATTGGTGATATAGTTAAGATAATATCCTCAATTTTAAAGCCAATCTTAAAAGTCATCGTCACTTTATTACAACCAATTATTAAGGTTTTGAAAATTGTTATTGAGCTTGTTTCAAGCATTATCAAATTACTAGAGCCTTTAATTAAAGTATTACTTACACCTTTAGAATTACAGCTTCAATTAATTAGTTCAGTTTTATCAGTTTTTGAACCAATTTTAGAGACAATAGGAAATGTCATTGAAACAGTTATATCTCCTGCATTAGAACTTTTAAATACACTATTAAAACCGATTTTAGATATTTTAAATTGGATAATTGATGCAATTAAATGGCTTGCAGATAATCTATCAAATATCTTTGAAGGAATAAGCGATGGTGTTTCTAATTTTGCTGGTGGAATAGTTGATAAGGTATCTAGTGTAGTTGGAAGTATAACTGAAAAAATTAGTGGAATGTTTGGTTGGCTTAAAGATAAATTTAAAGGCTTTACTGGTTGGCTTGGTGAGGTTGGAGAGAACATTGGAAACTTCTTTAAAGGAGCAGTTGATGGTGTAAAAGGAACAATTGAGAAAGCAACTGATGCAGTGTCAGGTTGGGCTAAAAAAGCATGGGGTAATGTAAAAGGATGGTTTGGTTTAGTTGGAGATTGGTTTAGTGATACTTTCAATCTTAATGGAAATAAAACGTCTAATTATTCAACTACAAATAATAACCAAACAACAAACAATGTAACAGTAAATACATCATCATCAGAATTCGATGTTGATTCAATAAATAAAGCGTTAGGAGGTGCCTATTTATAATGAGAAAGTTATATCTTGTAAATGAAATAGGCACTACCTATTTTTTTGATTACAGGTCATCTTCATTGATTTCTAGCATTGGTAATCTTGGAGTTGAAAAGCAGAATACTTATGTAGCTTATTCAAATAGATATACCTGTGTTGAAATTAAAAATCCTCAAACTTCTCTTGATTTTGAAATTGTATTTTTAAATGGTTATAACGGTTATTCAAAGTTCCTTGATTTTATTAGAACTTCTAATGAATTAAGGCTCTTTTATAATAATGGTAAAGATACAAAATATGCGTATGTTTCATTTAAATCAATAACCAAAACTGAGCTTCAAAGCAATACAATTCAAAGCTCGTTATCTTTGGATAAATTGTCTTTGTGGCTTAATAAGGTTAATTATCAAATATCAGTTAATGAAGATGTAAAAGGTAAAACATTTCCATTTGGTTATCCTCACATTTATAGTTCATCATATAATGGTGAAATTTATGTGAAAAATAATGGAGAAGTAAAAGCACCTTTAAATATCATAATTGCTGGTGCAGTTAATAATCCTAGAGTTGATATTCTTGATGGAGATACGATTATATCTTCACTAAAAATTATGGTTAAATCTGATGATTGCATTATAACTGTTAATTCGGATGAATCAGATCAATTTATAACTATTATTGAAAATGGAGTAACTAAAAATGCTTATCAAATGCAGGATTTTTCATGTGATAATTTTTTATTCATTGATAAAGGTGAAAAGAAGATAAGATTTAGTCCTGGAGTCAATGCTAAAACGACTTGTAATATTCAGCTTCTTGAAGGGTATGGTGGTAACTAATGGAAGTAATATTTTTAGATTATTTAACTTTATCTGTACTTGATTATGGATACGCTAATGATAATTTTACGATTATTATTGATAATGTCATACCTCAAAGTTCATCTTTTGAAATCAATAAAGAAGCAGTTAACGCTAGTGTAGGAGATTACCTTATCGTTAAAGATAAGAAGATAAACTACATAGGAATTATCACTTCAATTGATTTAAAAAATCATGTTACAGAGGTTAAAACAAAGGATTTTATATCAATTTTAGATTATAAGATGAAGTTAACATCATATTCTGGTAACTTATCGATTTACCTTTTGAATTTAATAAAAAAGGCTTTTATTTCTAATTCAGATTCACTTCAAAATATGAGCTATTTAACAATTAGTAGAGATGCTGAAGTAGTAAATGGAGCATTAACATTTGAAGAAGACACAGTAGATTCTATTTCAAGTGTTGTTTCAACTCTAAATAAAGCATACTCAATTGGATTAGTTTATAGCCTTGTTTATGATAATGGAAAAATATCAGGAATTGACCTTCATATTACAAAATGTAAAAAAGGAGTGACCTTAAAATCTAGCATTACCTGTATTAGTAATTTAGTGATTACTGATAATAACACGCAAGCAGTAAATAAGGTCACTTTTTATCCTAAAGATTCAAACGTTACATACAAAAATACAATCAATTATTACCTTTTCACTGATGGTACAATTTCAAATCAAAACAATAATACAAAACGTTATAAATCAATTAATTCACTAGCTAAAACTTACTCTGATAGTGACTATAATTCTTTATACACAACCGCTCAAAAAGAGATGTTAATATCATCACTTGAGCATTCAATTACATTCGATTATTTGGTAAATAACAAAATCGCACCTTTGTTTGATATCTTAAACGTTGGTGATTTTATTGAGTTTATTACACCAAATAAAACATATCAAACCATGATTACAAAGATCACATTTAAAGGAAATATACACACTGCGAATGTGACTCTTGGTGAATATCGAGTTAGTTTAACAGAAAAAATTAAGCTACTTAGCAAAAAATAAGGAGGTCTTAAGATGGCTTTAGTAAAAATAACATTCGATGGTAGTAGCGTATCTTCAAAACAAGATGCCGATATCAATTATCATTTAACAGGTCTAAAAGCTGATGGAGTAATTAGAGGCTTAGGAGGAGAGCTTGCTGTATCAGCTTCTAACAATTACATAACATTTAAAAGTGGCTATGTTCAAATTTATGGAAGAAGATTATATGTTGAAGAAGGTAGTCAAGTTTATATTTCTTTAGATTCAACTAAGAATGGATATGTAATTATTCAGATAAATTTATCTAATAATACGGCAACCTTAACAAAGGTCGAAAGTGCATCGTTTCCAACACTTACACAGCAAAACCTCCATAATAATGGTACGATTTATCAAATGGCCATAGCAAAATACTCAAAAACAACCACATCATTGACTCTTGATTCAACTTTCAAACCTAACTATATTGAAACACCTTTATCAGTAGCAAGTAGTGGTTATCAAGATGCAGTAAAGTACGTTGATAGTCGTTATGGTTTTTATACAAAGAAGAACTATGGCACTTCAAACAAATGCACAATTTATCTTTATGATGATGAGTACAACACCTATAATTCGACAATTTTCTTTGTGAAATTAAGTGTAGGTATATTGGTTGCAATTCCTGGAAATGGATCAAGTGGAATGTCAAATGTCACGATTGATTATGTTTATGGTGGTGCAAATCACACTCTTGTACTTGGTGTTTCATCAAAGGAAAAGGCATTGATTTTTACCTGCAATACAACATCTCATTACGTCAAAATGGTTTACGCATATAGATAGGAGGATTTAGAAATGGACTTTATTAAAAATGAATTTATAGATGATGAAGTGCTCTTAATGTATAGATGCGGTTCATACGCTTTTGGAACTTCAAATGAAAATAGCGATGAAGATTATATCGTTGTTTTAAAGGACTTCAAGGGAATGACTCATAGGAATAATGGAAAGAAGGAATATTTCATTTTTGGCCTTAGAGCTTGGGGAATGAAGATGGAATTTAGTGATTTTTACGATGAGTACAATGAAATCTTTAATGATGAAATTATGGCATTTCCAGATAATCTTGTGTATATGTCTGAAACTATAAGACCAGATGTAGAAAAGTATATAAGTGTATTTCATTCAAAAATAAAGATCTGGTGCAAGAAAATATATTCTTACTATGATTTCTTTTACTCTAATAATTTTATTGAAAAGAACATGTACCACTTAATTAGAATCAGAAGCATTGTTGAAAGATACAAAGCGACTGGTTCTTTTTCTTTAGAGCTTTCAAGTGAGGTAAAAGAATGGATAGCCAAGTTTAAAGCTGCTCCAGATAAGAAACTTTATAAGAATGAATTAAAAGCAGCACTAGATTATTTTAAAAAGGAGACCGAGGCTTAATGGATGCAACAAATATCGTTTTATCAATTATAAGCATTGTAGGAACAATGTCATCTATTCTTTTTGCTTTCCTAGCTTTCCATAGAAACAACAAAGGAGACCATAAACAAGAAGGAAAGAATGAAGGTGTCCTTATTTCTGATGTTGGTTATATCAAATCATCAATAGATCGAATTGAAAAAACACTCGATAAGCTAGAAGAAAAATATGACGACTTACATTCAAGAATTATTAAGATTGAACAAAAGGTCGATGACCACATTAAAAATGATTCAATTCATGTGAAAGGAGACAAATAACCATGAACGAAATTTTAATCAATATTATAAGTGTAGTAGTAACATCAATTGTGCTTCCTTTACTTTCAATAGCAGGAGCAAAATTAGTACAATTAATCAATTCAAAAATTAACAATAACAAAGCAGCTAATTTCTTATCTACAGCAACCACGATAATCATTAATGCTGTTAGATCAGTATTTCAAACCTATGTTGAAGCCTTGAAGAAAGAAGGTAAGTTTGATGAAGCAAGTCAAAAGCTCGCTTTACTTAAAGCAAGAGATATCGCACTTAACCAAATGACTGATGATGTTAAGAACTATATTACCTCAACTTATGGTGATTTAGATACTTGGATAAATACAAATATTGAGGCTACTATTAACATTTTAAAGAATAAATAAGCAAAAAGAATTCTGACTTTTCAATTAAATATATTCATTTTTATACATTTATTTGCATGCATTGGAGATAAATTTGTTTTTTAGGTGTATTTGTGTTAAAATATTATTGAAAGAAGTGTTGTCTAAACTCTAAAAAAATTAAATGAACTTTAACATTTTCAAGTCGATTCAACGTATTGGGGGCGCATATATGGAAAGAATGAAAAATACATATTATTTGAAAATAATTAAGGCAACTTTAATTATGCTCAAATTATCTATTGATTTAATGCTATAACAACTATGTTTTTTAATTATGTGGAGGAAAAAATGAAAGGAAGAATTTTTGCTTTATTAAGTTTAACTGTTTTACTTTTTGCACACTTAAGTGTTAGTTCAGAATCTCACAATACTATTTATTCAAATGATGCTCCTAGACTAGAAAAAATAAATCAAAGTTATTATATAGATGGGCAAGAAGCATTGGAAGTTGATACAATTATAAATAATGATAGTAGTAATTATTCAAAAAGTATAATTGAAAGTAATGAACAAGAATGGAATATCGCAACTAAAAATTATACTAACAACACTTTACAATTTATAAATTTTGATCAAAATCATTATTCATATAGGCAATTTGCATTTGATTCAAATAATGCTAGCAATTCAAAAAAGTCTATAAGTAAAAATGTTCATTCAAATAATCAAACAAAAATAATAAACACTGATGAATCATCTTCTGTTACTTCAGACAATATTGTTGGAACTGAAAAATGTAATTATTCAATGAAATCAATAATAGGTTCTGATGATAGACAATTGATTTCTAACCCTAATTTATGGCCTTATAAAGCGGCTGGACAATTAGTTATAAAATATGTTGTTCAAAATAATGTCACTGGGAATCAGGATAATATGTATTTCATTGGAACAGGATTTTTAGAAGGGCCCGATTTGTTGGTTACTGCCGGTCATTGCTTATATGGTGATGTAACAAATAGTGGCGATTACGAAGACCATATAAATAATCCACGTTTCGCTGATGAAATTTATTATTATCCAGCTCGAAATGGAAATGTAGATCCATATGGTGGAGTCAAAATTGAACGTTCATATATTGAAAAAGAATATTATTTAAATCAACAAAAAGATTGGGGATGTTGTAAATTATCTAATCCTATAGGTAATCAAACTGGTTGGTTTGGTAAAATAAGCAATTTTTACGAAAAAAATTATGAAATTACAACATTTGGATATCCAGGTAGCAAAAATGGTTTTATGTATAGTTCTACAGGAATTATGACTAAATTTGAAGATAATGGCTGGTACTATAGAACAAATTTAGATACGGAAGGTGGACAAAGTGGTTCACCATATAGAGTGACAATAAATGGCAATACATACGTTTGCGGAATTCATACTTATTCTGTAGGAAATTCTTATACTGGTGGCATTAGAATTGATAGTTTTATGTTTGCTTTTTTCAATAGTTTTGTAACTGGAGATAAGGTTTATCAAATTAAACCTACAGATTATAACTATGCTGATGCTTATCCTGTTGATTCATATACTGAAAACACTTTTGTAAGCCATAGCCTTGATAATGGCTTGGATTTTAGAACAAGAAGATATAGGACAGGATATATTCACAACGAGTATATTGTTATGTCATCTATTCGCAAGGGAATTCCTAAAAACGAAGCAATGATTGAATATTCATTTAATTCACCTGTTACACGTATTGAAGTAGATTTAGCTTATTGGCGTTCGGTTTCTAATGAATGGTTATCCAGTTCAAATGGATCGGCTGTATTGCAAATTAAAAATGGTGAAGGGTGGTCTAATAAATTTGATTTGCTATCAAAAGAAACAGCCTTACCAACTAATAGAAGCAATCCTACAACATACACAATTGATTTTGACCATCCTGTTTATGTTTTTAGATTTTTTTGTCATTATAATGGTACGTCAACTCTAGATTCTAACCGTGGTAGGATATGTATCGGCAATATGAATGTATGGATGCAATCAGAAAATTATATGCCTCTAAATGGTTCTGAGTTGGAATATAAACCAAGCGAATGGAATAATAATAGTATGAGTAACTACAATTGCTATGCATATGCTCTAAATACAAAACTTCATGGTTTTATGCAACCAGGAGCAAGTGATTCAAGCTATAATCCGTATGATTCAAACTATTTAACAGGCTCAAAACTATATGAATATGTGCTACTTGATGGACAAAACTACAATTTTTCATTTAAACCCATTGGTAAATATGATGCTTGTGATATAGGATATTATAAGGTAGCTTTAGTAATAGCTCCAAATCGAGATTATCATTGGTATAGGCAAAATTATGATGGAACATGGTCGCATAAGCCAGGTGGAACTGCTGTTACAGATCTTGATCGAAAAGGTAATCTTATTTATGATCCTGAATCCTGTGATAGAACAACTGGCTTTCCATCGTATTCTGAATTTGTAGGTTTTTATCAAGTTAATGTGAGTAATATGATTTAATGAGGAGAATAAGTATGAGAGTAATAAAAAAATGTCTATTCTTAATTATAGGATTATTATCAATTTCTTCTTGTGGAAATAATATGGAGGGTAATACATTGAAAAATCCTGAAATAATTGAAAAATATAAAGAGTATTATCAATATGGAGAAGCTGCGAAAGGCATAGAAGTTTATGCTTGGAAAGAGTCTTCCGATTGGTTTTGCGTCTTAACTGGTGGTACCAATATGCTAAAAACCACTTATGAAATAAAAAAACTACAAGACGATTTACCATGTCCAATCAACACTATGAAAGAAATATTGAAATCTTATAATAAGACTTTTGCTATTCCTTATGTTGCTAGGGTATCAAATCCTCCAAAAGAAGAAGAATTAACTCATAATTTTGATGTCGATACGTTAAAATCGGATAATGAATTTCTCGAAATTCTTATGAAACTTGGTATATCTTCTAAAGACTATTTTAATCAGAATTCTAATTATGAAAACAATAGTAATGAATCAAGTGACAATAAAAGTGAAACAGATGAAACATTTTTGGTTAAAACTATACCTAATAGTTTCACCTTTCATGACTCCGTGTATGTTGATAAAAATATAAGAGTTGATAATAATCGAATAGGACAACTACTTGGTTATATTATCCGTCAGGATGACATTGATGATTTTTTAAAGATGTATCCAAATAATGAATATGTGATTTATGATAGTGTATTCGATTATTACAACAAGAATAGGGTTCCATTCTTTAGCATTAAAGATGATGATGACTTGAAATATATTTGTTGTAATAATGAACTGTATGTAAAAGAAGAAATATATGTAGAATAAGAAAATTATGTAGTTTATAAAAGATTTATTAAAACAAATTTTGGATTTAAAAGAGTACGTAGTAAAGAA